ACCAAAGGAAATAATGGTCCTCCTCATTATTTCGTGATAGAAATATTCAAACATTGTTACAATCCTAGTGTATTATTTATGGCATCCCAAATGGGTTGGTTTCAGTGAAGTCAATTATATCATCAGCAGCACTCTGTATTGGTGTATTTTCTGCATATCCATCTTCAGCATTTGTAGCAGCAACTATCTGATACTCATATGTTGCACCTGATGTGCTTCCTGTTATAACTTCTCCAACTGTAAATGCTCCTGTAGTAATAGAAACATTGAGTTCCATAGTAGATGCATCCCAAGACTTAACTCTACCAGTAGCACTGCTTGCTGCACCAGTAACAACTTCATTAAAGATATAGTTACCTGCACCACCTGTGTATGGTGTAGTGATTGTTGCAGTAGGAGCAACAGTATATCCAGCACCAGCATTAGTGATTCCAATTTGAGTAACAATACCTACAGTATTACCACTACCTACATATGCAACTGCAGTTGCTGTTGTACCTGTACCAGGTGCTCCTGTAAAGGTGATTGTAGGAACTGTGGAGTATCCAGTACCTCCTGATGTAATTGTGACTATTCCAATGGCTCCATCACTGATAGTGGCAGTAGCAGCAAAACCAGCTCCACCACCACCTACTACCACTATACTTGGTGCTACTGTATATCCAGAACCTGGATTAATGATATCAATGCGTTGTATCTTAGAAGACTTAACTCCATCATAATCAACTATATCATCTGTCATAGATGCTATACCTATAGCAGTCACTCCTCCAGATGGAGCAGATGAAATAGCAACTCTAGGAAGACTGGTATAATCTTCTCCTCTGTTAGAGATAGTAACAAAAGATACTGCACCATCAACTAATCCAGTTGCAAGCACTGCAGGAGTTCCTGATGCCACTAAAGTAAGTGTCTCAATATAACCTGCTTTCTCTAGGTTATCATCAATGTCACCCACTCCTGTATCAACAACAGAATCCTCATATCTGTAAAGTTCACATTTGAGTTCAAAAACATAATTCTTCTTTAACTGATAGAATGGTTTCTCATGCTCTACAAACTTAATCTCAAATAATCTATCTCCCAATGGGAAGTAAATTAGATCTCCTTCTTTAGGTCTAGTTGCTAATTCTATGTTTGGTATATTCTTAATAAGTGGCGTAATATAATTCTCAAACCTATCTCTTGAAATAATAAGAGTTAAGTCATCAAGTGCCTGAACACCAAACTTTGATAGAAGAGAACCTTGTCCCTCATACCCATCAAAGGTATCTACATATGCTTCTAAAGGAATTGCTTCCTCAAACTTAGACTCTATGACCTCCTGTATTACAGTGGTCTTAGTCATGTATCTTCTAGGGATATAATAGACATCCACCCCATACATCTTAATCTGTTCATTGATTAAGCTTTGGACTAGATTCTGCTCTGTAGAAGACCCTTGCAGGAAATAAGGATTTAATGCCATTAGCCTATCATATCAAGAGGTGGTATTTCATAAGTATTGGACATCATTTCTCTAATTCTTAATAATTCTTTTTCTGCTTGTTCATACATTTCCATACCATTTAATTCTATTCCACCAGGCAATTTAACTCCTTGGAACTTGGACATATTTTGCCCCCACTGCCTTTTAATAAGAGCAGTAGTATATGGTTTTAAGAATGAATCATTCCATACTCTAGGATAAGATGATGGGTCTAGTAAAGTAAAGCAATCTATTACTAGATAATCATCAACTGATAAACTACCAAAATCAAGATCCAAATATAATCTATCCTGTCTCTTATTAAATCTTATTTGCTTCTCTGTTGTAAGTAAGAAATTAATATCTTCCAGATATGTCTTTACCATTGCATAAGAAAGAAGTTCAGTAGCACCCCAATAATAAATGTCATTCAAGAATAACTGATACTTCACACTAAACATATTATTAGTGATGGTATTACTCCCATCAAAATGGAATATCTTAGTGACTCCTATAACTTCTGGTGGTATTGGAAGGTAATTACTATTCTCAGTATAACTGAATTGAGTAGTAACCCCAACTGTTGTATCTACTGTAGTGGTTGTTATACCTGCTCCACCAGTTGCCTTTCCTCTATCAATATCTGCTTGAGTTATCTTATATTTTCTATATGACTGATAAACACCATCAAAGTGTCTTTCCTGAAAGAACTGAACAGCATCATCTACAATATCTTCTATCTGCTCATCTGCAACATTAATTTCTAGCACAGGAGCACCTAACTGCCTTTTGCAATAGTCTATAAGTTCTCCCCTTGTACTTGGTTGCGCCATTTATCTACTTTACTAGTATAATGTTATTTATGAAGGAGCAGAAGAGATACCTGCTATAACTAACACATCTCCTGATACTATTCTATAAACAGATGAACCTGAACCTATTAAAACATCATATACATATCTACCTTCTGACAATGATCTAGTGGCAGTAGAACCTAATGATAATCTAAACTCACCACCTTTAGCACTAGTAAATCCAACCTCAAATGTTTTTATTGCATGTTGTGATGAACCAATAGCAACACTCTTTGCAAGTTGAGCAGAACCAGTATATCCAGTAAAGTCAAAGGCAGTGCCAGATGTACCAACTACAGTATAGTCAGCATCTAAATCTGCTCCTGTGTTGAGGGTGAGATTTACACCATATGCAACACCAGAACTAGGATCAAATGTAAGAGTGTTTTTAGCCATTAGATAGTGCTCTTAGTAAAGTTTTGATTTCATTAATATCATCTTTTAAAGATTTCAAATCATTCTCCATATTATCTATTCTATCTTTTCCTTGCTGTCTTTGAGCACGTCTTTGAAGATAGTTATCATACTGATTTGAATCATTACTTAAAATAGCTCTAGTGCTATTATCACGAATCAAATCAGTATGTCCTTTTACATTTGAATATTCCATATTAAGCAAGTGCAAGCACTCTTAGATTTTTCACTCTAGGTGGTTGAGCTTGATTAGTACCAGTACCAATTAACTTAATACTAAAGTTTCTAAATGTAGGAAGATTATCAATTGTAAATTCATAATCATTATATATCACTTGATTTGCAGTATATGCTACTATATCAGTTTTTGGAACTAATTTATCAGGAAGTCCATCACTCTTATATGGATCTTTTACTTGTCCAGTATTGAATAAGTTATTATATCCAGGGAATGGTTGATAAATTAATTCTCCATTAGGATCATCAGTTATGGCATAGAATGCTCTAATATCACTAGTTACATTAATATGACCTTCCATATGAATCTTAATAGAAGTTGCACCATTTTCTAGTGTAATTGGTTTAGTAGCATATACAAAAGAATTAGGATCATCTAATAGATTATTAACCCTATTATCTGTGATGTAATTATTAATAGGTTGATTTAACCTATTAGAAGTAAGAATAACACCCACTCTATCTAAATCAATAATAGGAGAAACAAAAGGTGAACCAGTTTCAAGAGATATGTTCATTGTGAATGATTTATTGTCTGGTAAATCAGTCAATAAAGTTGTCTCATTAATTCTAGAAGCTATGATTCTAGGACTAGACATATAATTATTTGTAATTAAACTAATATCTTCAAATCCTTGATCTATAAATGAAGTCTCTGACCCATCAATACTAGATCCACTAACAGTTCTAATTTTAGCAGTTACATTAGTTGTAGTTGGTGTTATATTTTGTACAATAGGTCTTACAATCTCAAATGGCATATTTTCACTAGAAAGAGCATCAACTCCACCTGTTGATTTAGTATCATTGAAATGTAGAATTGGCAAACTAGTTCCTACTGATCTATTCACTCCATTAGTAGACATATCAACCTTAACATTATAATGATCTAATCCTATAGGATCTGTTACAGTAACATTAGTTAGATTATGATCAGTATTAATCCTTCTCAATGATACTCCATTCAATTCATACTTATGAACTAAATCTCCACTAGCATGTGTAAGAGTCTTGCTAGAATCTACTCCTCTAGTTACACCAGTTAATGTGTTACCAGATACTCCACTATAAGAAAGAATCTCACTTCCAACTTTAACATATCCAAGGTTAGTAGAACCAACACCTACATTTTCAAATTGTGCAAAATTTGTACCATCATTTAATACAAGAGATCCTGTTGAAGTTGAATCATATCCTGAAGACAATTCAACTGAAGGAACATCTGTTTTAACATTTTCAAGAGTAACTACATTAGTAGTTGCGTGCATTCCATGATTCTTTTGATTTACTTTTATATGTAAACCATCAGTAACAGTTTCTGGTGTTGCTGATAAGAATACATTTCCACCAGCACTATAATTAAGAGTTGTTGTTACTCCAGAACTATTAACATACATGAATGTTTTACCTACACCAGTAGCAAATTCACCTTGAACATTATCAAGAACAAATTCATTATTTCCAGTTAGTGTAGTTATTGAGAACTGAATACCACTTCCAAGAGAATTAATTCCAACAGATGATATTCCAACAACATCACCTAATGAATATCCAATACCACCACTTGCCATTGTTGCTGCAACTGCTACTCCATTACTAATGGTTATATTAGCAGTACCATTTTTACCAGTACCAGTAATTGCATTAAGAGAAACATTAGAATATACTTGACTTCCTGAAGAAGGAGTATATCCAAATCCAGCATTTGTGATAGTTAAATTACCAGTTGCTGTTCCAGCAGAACCAACATAATTTCCAGTAGCATTACTACCTAATTGACTAATTGTATTACCTAGATTTAATCCAGTATCAGATATTGTAGTATTAAATCCAATTCTTATCTTATTAGAAGAAATCTTCAAAGAGTCTTTACGTAAAGGATGAATATCATCAGAAACTGGAAGTAAATGTGGATTATGGAAATTTATATTACCAGTTCTTTTACTAAACTGAGCTCTCCAAAGAGTAAACTTAAGATCTTCAAACTGACTTGGATTCCATGTTTGTCCATTTTGAGACTTAAATAAGGAACCAAGAGTTGGTTGAGAAGATACTTGAACTTGCTCAGATTCTGGATTATTAACTGTCTGTATATCAACCTCACCCATTCTAGATATCCATGCCAAATAATTAGGACTTACTGACATCAATACTATACAATAAGTTTCACCTGGTGATAGGTAAACTGGAGATGGGAATACCACACTTGTTGGTATACTTGCATTATCAGAAACTTGACAATATCCAGGTTGAAGAACTACTTCACCAAAAGGAATTACTTCTTCAGTTGGAAGTCCAAGTTTAACTGTTCTTAATTGAACTATTAAAGGTAAGGTATCATCTTTAGCAGCTAGATATACATCTGCTTGAGTAATGTATACTCCATGTGCATTTTCAACAAAGAATGATTGTGCTAGAGGATCAGTCTTGTTTTCACAAATCCAATATGTATCATCACCATAAGCACCTTTTGTATTTGTATAAGTTCCTGCAGCTTTTTGTTGTCCTTCTGTAGAAACACCAAATTGTTTTGCTAGGTAATTTGTTATAGTTTCAGCAGCAGATGCTCCAGCTAAATTACCTGCACCCTCATCATTTTCTACACTTCCTATGACAGCAAAAGCAGCTGCTGTCTCAGGACTATTCATTATATCATTTTTCCAATAATCATAACCAGGACCATCAGGTTGTCTTCCTAAAAGTTCTAGATATGCTGTTTCAATAATATCAGGATCAGGTTCTAATGCTTGATCAGCAACAGCTCTTTGATTACCATTAGAGTGAATACTACCCTGTTCTTCAACCCAAGCAGTGTCTCTGAAATCATTCATGTCACCTACAAGAAGATTCTGATCTGCAATTGTTTGTTCATTAATTACAGTATCTGTGCCATATTCATTAGCAACAACATTACCTTGTATCTGTATTGCACCAGTGTCTTCATTTAGTTCATATAAACCAGTTACTGTTTCACCTGAAGGTAATGTAACTTCAGGAAGATCATCATGCCATTGTCCAGGATATCCTACAGCCTCAAACTCAGTTGATATAACATTAGTGCTGGTAGTAGTATAAGTTTCTCCACCAGTAGTTTGAGTTTCTATTTGCTGCTGAGTATGAGTATTGATATTTCTTACACTAATAATAGTGGACTGAAGAGTATCAATATTACCAGTAGCCTCATAAGTGCTTGAACAATCAGTTTTTACTATATTAGCAGCTTGACTATTAGTGGGACTGCTAGAAAGTCTAAAGATTTTCTTACCACACTCAAATTTGGGTGTAGTTATATCATTAGGATTTGGAATAAAGAAACATCCTCTTACATATCCAATACTGTCAGTCTTTAAACTTATTGATTCAATTGTTGCTTGAGCACTAGATGTCTGACCAACTAATTTGAGATCTTTTTCTGCATATCCATAATAAGTATTTTCAGATTTATCAGCTAGACTTAAAGTATCAATATTAATCAATGTACTAGTAGTAGAATATTCAGCAGGTACATTAAGAAGGTTATCCTCTAAAGGTCTGCTTCTTACTGCTGATGACAAAGTTTGAGACTCAAGTATAAGTCCACCATCCAGAAGTGTAGTTCGTTCTGGAGTTACTGTGTCAACTATTCTACTTCTTCCTTCAGTTAATGTTCCTATGGATAAAGGTGTTTGAGAATAATAAGGGTTAGTGTTGTATATTACAGCAGGATTATCATAATCACCAAGTTTGTGATTAGACTGTGCTACTCTAAATCTAATTAATTCCTTACCATCAGCAGTGGTTCCAATGACAGTCTCTCCTACTTGGAAAGTTCCAGTAACCATTGAGATTTGTAGAAGTTTTGGAACTATAAACTTATTAACATTCTCTCCATCAAAGAATCCAAAAACATTAGTGGTTGGTTTTAAACTACTAGCAGAAAACTCAATGTTTCTAGACCTCATATAAGGAGCTAGATCTGTATTGACTACTACTGGACCTTCATTAATAGTGCTAAAGGTTTCTCTTTGTATACTTCTAGTTCCAACTCTTTCTTGA